GTTGCGCCTACTATATCAACGCGAACATCATCTGTTGTTATCGCTCCGGCAATGAAGTACCATTCGATTTCTAGGCTCGTCTTGCATCCATCACCGGGGTCAACGTCTTGCAGCGGAACCTCTTGCCCGTTTATGGTTATGATGTAACCGGCTCCCGCTGCTACGCCTACTGCCGAAGTAACAACCGCTTTGCCTTTGAACTTGTACATTCTACCTGTCACAAGGCCCATTGTATTGCTTGCAAGCAATGATGAACCGCTGGTGTATGCGTATGTTGCCTTTGAACTGCCAAACGTCCACGAAGTTCCATTCGTCCACTGTGAATCGTCATCGAAAGAACTATCGGGGCAAATGCTGTTTGAATCTATTGGTGAAATAGTACCCTGCGCCATGAGTTCATCGCCCCAATTAAGCGGCTGGCAATAATCCGGCCCGCATTCTAATCCGGTCGGAAAGTTGATTGCTTGGTTCCTAAGAAATGTGATTGCCATTTTATGCTTTGATTAGTTCAAATGATGTGATGCCTGTTTTGAGTTCAAACTCCATGTTCAAAATGAAGCCCGATTTAGTTGTTCCAGTGTAGTCTGTGAACGCAATTAGCCCGTAGGGATTAGCCCGCACCAAAACAAATTGAGCGTAGGTTAATGGGTACTTGAATGAATAGATTTCGGTGGAGGTTAGGGGGGCTATATTATTAACGTTGGCATCATTCCACGCGAAGGATTGAGATTCAGCAAGCGTAGCCCCTGAATAGCTTTCCTGTGTTGTGGTTTCAATCATATTCGTTTCAACGGCTGTGTTGCCATCCCCTCGAATAAACTTTATGAAGTCTTGAATGATTTGAAGCCCGCTGGTGATTACTTCGATATGCGCCAATAACATTCTTGCTGGCGTAAGGCGAAGGTTTAACACCTTGTCTATATCAATATCTGGGAGCATCCCAGTTGCCGAACTAAACGCATCGGGCCTAAGTTCCGGCAGGTTTAGCGCATCAGGTATATCACTTCCGTCAACGCTTCTATTTACAGCGATAAAGAAGTTGTCATTGTCTGTTCGGTAGTCCGAAGTCGGGAATCTATCATAGCCCCTTCTTCGCGTAAACTCAATGGAGTAGCTGCTTGCAATGTACTTGCTTATACGTTTATACATTGTCTTTACGGATGAAACAACAGTAGAATACTCCCTGTTAGTGTTTGGCTCATCTAACCCGCCTCTGTATTCCGTTTCCCACATGCTGTAACCAATATCAACACTATTGAAGTACCGCGTATTGTCGTTTCTTGTGTTGACTAAATCTACGTTTGGCAGTGTAAGTATTGTCGTTCCACCATCGTAGAAATATCCTAACGGCTCAACCCTTACAATGTCACGTGTAGCGTCTGCCGGATCTGCTTCAATGCCTAACCCTACATTGTGTAAAGCAGTTAACGATTCAAACAATTCTTTTAGCACACAGAAAACAGGCGTATCGGGAAACGCACGGATGTTTAGGCCGTTAGTGATTGCTAAAAAAGACCCGTCCCCGTTAGCCGGATAACTCCTTTTGTCGCTGTCTTTTCTGCCATAGAACTCGCTGTAAACTGTGTCGTCTGTATCGAGTATCGCATCGCATGTTTGCGTTAACGCTTCGTGAACCAATACCGATTTGCATTCAGTAGCTAGGAACTCTGATGCTATGTCCATTTTGAAGCGGAAAGTAGTATAGTCCCATTGTAGGAGTTGAGGCACCGCCACCCCAGAAACCCCCACGCTCATTGCCCCCTGCCTCCACCACCTAAGATATAGCGCCTCGTTATATCTTAGAGTAATTGTGCCGCTCCCGCTTAATGAAAAATTGTCAACGTATTGGTGCAAAGATGTGGTGTAATCTCCATCATATATTTCAATATACTGTTGACCGGGGTCTACCGAATTTGACCTTGAGAACCCCGCTACAATACCAAGCTGGTGCGAATAGCTTCGTGTATTAGTACCTACACCCCCAACATCTATTTCATCGTAAAATGTACCCGCTATTTCATACTCATAATTGAACGTTGCTGGCCATTTTATATTTAAGTCGTCTGCCTCAAATATAGGGGGGTAGAATGTTTCTGTTGGCGCTGGCCCGTTGATGGCATAATCGTTATACTCTTGGAATCCTCCATACGTTTCTGCGTCTTGCCAAATAGTGAGTATGTTTGGTACAACGTAGCCCCTATATGTTACCGACACGAGTATGTTGTCAAACCATACTTGGCTTTCAATCCCAGTTAATTCACTTTCCATTCGGAAGTAAATCTGCTGGCCCGCCATATCAAGTATGTTGTCCTGAACTACTGTGATTGTTTCCTCGCCAACGCTTTCTATACTTTCTAAATTTACACTTACCTCATCGCGGCTTTTTAGCTTAGTAGCAATGCCCCCGCGCTCAATGTTGCATGTAGTATATGTGCCGTCTGTTGTGTAACTGGCTAAGTTTATGATGCCGGTGTACAGCGTAGCAAACTCATCGCTCAAAGGGTCGCACCTGTATTCAATTAGTATCTGAATACGCCCGTCTATATCCTCTGTGTTGTAAACGTTGTCAATAAACTGTTTCCCCCCGCCTTCGCAGTGGAACTTTAGTTGTACTGTGTAGTCTTGAATAACGCCCTTGTAAAACGCATCGCGCTTTATGGTGAAAGTGCTTTCATCCCAACCAATAGGGTCTTTGGTTAAAACGTCCGTTGAGTTGTCTGACAGGTTGGTGAGTGTCCACCGAAATAGCGCGTTTGCCATGTAGTTTTACATTGGTTTTGCGCGGGGCGAAAGTATGAATTTATCGGTGCTTTAAAATAACGTCTTTGTGGCAAATGAAAAAGGAGGCGTGTGTGGCCTCCCTTGTTCAAAAGTCTATCACCTACAAGGCGAATTGCAAAATGATTGACGGTGTAAAGATATATTTCCCACGCAACTTGTATGGAATGATTTAACCGTTTACAAGCGGTTAATTTATCCCACACCTGCCCAATATGTTAAAGGAGGGGCTACGGAGGCCCCTCCTCCCATAAATTTGGTTATGGGGGTCGGTTAAATCATCCCCTATTTTGCCCGAAAAAAACGAATGATAAAACCGCAAGACCCGCGCCTGTACTTGCTCCAAAGGTGTAAAGCAGTAACTGCGAAAAGTATATAGCTATACACATCCGATATAGTCAAACGTTTATCGCGATAAACCCGCGATAAACAACTACGCGCTAATTATTACGTTTGCCGTATGAAAAAGATATTCATTGCCATCGTTGCCATTGCCTCAATCGGCTTTTCTTCGTGCTCTAAGTGCGCTGAATGTACATACGAATATGTTACCGACAACGGCAATACATCAACATTTAGAACGGAAGAGTTTTGCGGTGATGCACTTACCGCTGTTGAGCAATACTACGATTGTAATTAACCATACCGGCTCAATAGGTAGCTGCTTTCTCGCAGTTCTTTGCCTACACCTTTAACGATGTACTTAGCCGCGCTTTGTGTGGCCCTTACGTTGTTTCTAACGTCCGCCCTTAACCCCTCATCATCGTATTCGTAAAGGCTACTTTCGGCCCGTGCGCGTTCAACTGCCGGTGAAACATACTTGCGATTGATGTGTTCTTCTAAAGTCAAGGAATTAGCCGCTTTCAGTTCATCAAAGTATTTTGAAGTTGCGGTCTTGTTGGTGATGAACTCCTTGCCTTCGGCCTCAATCAAAACGCCTCCGTGCCTGTGGCTTTTGCCTTCAATAAATCCGTCTGGTCTTATCTGTCCGCCTTTCAAAGCGCGCGCCACAAACCCGCCTTCCTCAAACTTTGGTATTTCGGGAATCGGCTGCGAAACGATTGCTGCCGTTTGAATAGCGCCCTGCGCTGCCGCCAAAGCCATTGCCGGTATGTTCGCAGGGAAGCCCAATTTGTTAGCCGCTGAAATAGCCTGTATAGTGTCAAGTATCACCTGCGTGATGCCAAAGATTTTGTTGCTGATTGCTTGCTGCCGTTCAATCTTCGCGCGCTCAATCGCAAACTTCTTTTCTATGGCTTCTTTTTGCTTAGCGTTTTCGCCTGCGTTTTGCAAATCTTTATCCCGTGCCGCTTCTAACCTTTGGAAGTCTTGCGCATAGATGTTGTTTACAATAGTGCTCATGCCTTGCGTTGACATTTCCGCAAACTGTAATGTATCGGTGAAGTATTTTTCGGAATCAATCTTAGCCTGTTCTTCCGCACTTTTCTTGCCATCAACTAAGGCCTTGTAAATAGCTAACAGCCTTTCAACGTTCTTGTCTGTGGCTTCCACCTGCGCGTCTGTAATTAGCGGCTGCGCGTCATCTTCTTCTGGCCTGTTGTTCAGAATGTTTTGGAGCGCTACTTGCTGCGCAACAATAGAATCAGCGGCCTTCATTGCTGCTATCTGCGCTTTCATTTCTGCTCCAAATTCAGCAAGTCGAATATCGTTTCGCTTCTTCGCTTCCTCTGCGAGTTTCTTTGTTTTCTCGTCTTCAATCTTTGAAACACGTTGGCTTTCCTGTTCGCCCAATATCTTAGCTTCCAAATCGTAAGCCTCCAACAGCCCTTTCATTTGGGTGTTGAATAACCCCTGATTTTTAACCGTTGCATTTGCGGAGTTCTCTAACTCCATTCTGTACGCTGCCGCTGGATTGAAAAGCCCAATTAGGAAAGTAGCAAAAGACTTCGATTGCTGTTGTATGGTTTCAGATTGCTTCTTTTCGATTTCATCAAGCGAATCTTGGGTTTTGATTTTCAAACTTAGCACACTTGTTTCGTAGTCCGATAACTGCCCGCTTGCCTGCGCATACTTTAGTGTCAGACCGGTAAAGTTGAACAAGCATCGCATTTCTATTCTGCCGGGCACCACAACCACCTACGTTTCAACGAAAACAATGTTCATGGAAGCTGCTTGCGCTGTAACCACTTTCTACACGGCAACCTAATCCCATACCGAAAAGAACTTGAAAAGCGAATCGGCAAAGAAGCACTTGAGGAGTTAGATAACCTCGCAGCAAGCCGAACGCTGTTTAGGGACGACAGATTTTATTTCATCGAAATTATAGAGAAGTACAAATGAGGGTATTGATAACACACGAAGAAAGCCAAACGGTAATGGAGGCTTTTTTGAAAGCCGGCCACGATGCTTATAGCTGTGACCTGTTGCCGGCAAGCGGTAAATACCATGAGAGGCATTTGCAGATGGATTGCTTCGATGCTATAAAAATGATGCGGCCTGACTTTTTAGGTATGCACCCGGAATGCACACGCCTAACGGTTGCGGCAAATAAATACTACAAGCCTGAGTACGCTTTGCGGTTTCCAAATATCCATCAACAAAGGGGCGAAGCGGTTGAACACTTTTTAAGATGCGCTGAAGCATTGGCGCAAGTTGGTATGGGATACATAGAAAACCCGATAGGAATAATGAGCCGACTTTACAAGAAACCTACGCAAATTATACAGCCTTACCAATTTGGGCACACGGAAAGAAAAAGCACTTGTCTATGGCTGGCAGGATTGCCAAAGTTGCGCCCCACTGAAATAGTTGAACCGGATATTATAGTGCATAAAAGCGGGCGCACCGATAGCCGATTGCATTATGAAACTTTTAAGCTACCAAAGGAGGAAAGGAGAAAGGCAAGGTCAAAAACATTCCCCGGCATAGCCAAAGCAATGGCGCAACAATGGGGCGATAACTAAAACAACACACAAATGACAGACGCAGAATCAGCACAGAAAGCAATGTTCAGACTTTTGAACTACGCCAAACTTTTGGAAGTGGATGCAACGTACATTCGCAGCCTTAGCACGAACCACCACATCAGGAACCTGCTTCATCGGTTAGTTCAAGCTAACACAAACATTACAGCCGACATCCTAAAACACCTGCGAAACTCGCAAGACGTGAAAGTGCAAATCGAAAGCGACACGCTCAATTCGATAGGGGCAATCTGTGAGCGTTTGTTTATGTTCGCGCCCGAAACGGTTGCCGAAATCGAAGACCAGATTGAGGTGCTTTTTCAGAATGCTAAAACACCAAAGCCATGATTGAAGAAGCTGAATTTGAGATGATACCACAGCCCGCGAACACGTTGTCCGAAATTGGGGGTGAGGTGCACAAAGTCTACCCCTCAAACTTCCCGAAGATAGTAGACGGCAAACCCGTTTACTCCGAACAAACAGTTTTCACTTTCGTTGATGACGGCACACCACCAACAGTAATTGATTAGTTTTGCGGCATGAAGCCAAATGAACAGGCGCAAATTGATTTCATAGTTGACTGCCTAAGAAGTGGACAAAAAAGGAAGGACGCTTTGTCTAAATTTGTCCAACAATGGCCAAAACTCTCCACCAAGACTTTCGACAGGCGACTAAAGGTAGCCGAGGACGCATTAGGAAGGGAAATGGACGCGGTTAAGGAGCAAGCCAACGAAAGGGTAAGCCAAGAGGCGGACGCGTTAGGATTGAAGATGTTGACCGTACAACAGCGGATTGATATTCTTGCGCGAATGGCTTTGGGCGAACTTGAAGTTGAACAAGTGGCCTTCACAAAGGACGGTGAAGTGAGATACCGCGCACCCGCCAACCACAATGAACGCAAAGCCGCCATTGCCGAACTAAACAAGATGTGCGGGGACTATGCGCCAACGAAGACCGATGTTCAAATAACCCAAACGCCAACAATCATCTTGCCCGGCAGTGAATGAGTTTTGCCCCTACCATAGACTTTCGCGCCCACGCAGCCAAACTATTCACGCGCCCTTTCCACGAACTGCGAAAGGCGAAATCGCGCTACGTTGTTTGCTATGGTGGTAGTAGTTCCTCAAAGTCGTACTCAGCGCACCAAAGCGAACTGATTTACCTTATGCAAGGGACCGCTGATACGTTGGTGGTCCGTAAATACTCGGCTTCAATCCGTGACAGCTGCCACAAGCTATTCACAAACATCATTGCGGGTTGGGGCCTAAGTGAACTGTTCCACATAACTTACAGCGGGGATAACAGGCGAATCACTTACAAGCCAACCGGCAAAGCGATTGTGTACAGGGGATTGGACGACACAGAAAAGATAAAGTCAATCAGCGGCATCGGCAGAATCTTAGTTGAGGAAGCAAGCGAACTGAATTTCGATGACTTCAAAGAGTTGGACAGGCGGGCAAGAGGGGTTAAGGGGATTCAGATAGTTCTTTTGCTCAATCCGATTTCTGAAAATCACTGGATAAAACAGCAATTGTGCAACCCTGGCACAGCATACGCGGAGCACACGCAAATTCTCAAATACACCTTTCGGGATAACCCGCACCTACTGCCCGAAGACGTGGCGGCAATCGAACGGCTAAAGGACATTGACGAGAACCAATACAGGATTTACGCATTGGGCGAGTGGGGTGTTGAGGATAAGCAATCAAAGTTCGCCTGGGCTTTTGAGCGGGCGAAGCACATTAACCCATGCTCGATAGACAAACGCTTACCGCTTTGGCTTTCCTTTGACTTCAACGTTGACCCGATTACTTGCGGTGTTATTCAGCATGACAGAGAAAAGAAAGTCATTCGCGTATTGCAAGCCTACCAACTTTCAAACTCCGACATATGGGAGTTATGCGATAGGATAAAAACAGACCATTCAGGGTACAGGTTGTTGGTGACGGGTGATGCATCCGGCAGAAACCGTTCAGGCGTAGCGCGCAAAGAAAGTTCTAACTACTACGTTGTTATTAAGCGTCAGTTAGGTATTGCCGATACTCAATTCAGAGTGCCATCGGTTAACCCGCACATCGAAGACAACCGCATACTACTCAACGCGGCACTAAGGAACTACACGATACAGATAGACCCGTCATGCACACCGCTGATTGAAGACCTTACCTACGTAGAAGTTGAGCAGCGCGATAAAGGGATTCAGATAGTGAAGGATAGAACCACAGCCACACGCAAGGCCGATAGCTTAGACTGGTTCCGCTACTTTCTCAACATTGAGTTGAGCGATATTGGCAGGTTGAGGAAATAAAAACGGGCGGGAAACAACGCCCGCCCGCACCATTCTAAACCAAACAATGAAACGATGCAAAAGTAAAAACTATTTTTGCCCCGCGCAATCAACTCAAAACTACAAACCATGAGTTGCATTTGCACGTCCGCTAAGCCCGCTCAATCTTGCGCTACATCGCTAATTGTCGGCACCTATACACCGAGCACAGACGTTCGCGTAGTATTCACCACAGCAACAAGCAGGGTGGATGTATTCTACTCAACCACAGACGCAGACGGGTTAATCAGTATTGATTCGCCCGGTCTTCGCACCAACACGCTTTACCAGTACCATGTGAACCTACCTGCGGACGCGATAAACCATCAGCGTGACTTTACTGTTGGTGGAACCGAAGTAACCTGCGTATCGGTAGAGTTTACACCCGCGTTCGCTTTGGATGCTGACGATGAAACTGAAATGCAAATTCCAACAACCGAAACAATCGAACTCGTATGATAACCGAATTAGCAGCACTGATATTCATCACTTCCTGCGTGGTGTGTGGGGTGAGAAAACTCACCGAAGAAGACCACCTGCTTCATTTTGTCCGCGTGTTTCTCGATAAACATTTAATGAACGAATGCGAAGGAGAAAGTAAGTGGTTCTACAAACCAATTCTCGCTTGCGTGTATTGCATGGCAAGCCTTTACGGTGTTACTATTTGCCTATCACTTTTGCCCTTAACGCTGGATTTGCTTTGGCAGATTCCTTTCGTGTGTATCGGTGCTGTAAGTTTCAACGGGGTCATCTATAACTCAATGTAATGCGGTCAATCATCATTCAAATTCTTTGCGTATTAGGCTTCAAGAAAGCCATACAAGACTATGCCTATCAGCATCAGTCTAAGGAATACAAACAGCACATGACTTTCGCTTTTGTGGACAGCAAGGGCCGTAAATACTTCTACTTCAAAGACCTTAAATACATGCCTTTGGCGATGTTAGAACAGGTGGAAGAGTTGCAAGCGCAAATCGCAATGAAGATAAAGCAGAAAGACTTGGATGAGTGGTGCGCAGCTATGCAATCACTTCTTAACGGCAACTCTCCAAACAAACTTACGGAGGCCGGTTATCTGTTGGGGGCATTGCAGGAACGAAGACAACTATTGGCCGACCCCGTTTTACTTATGCACCTTGCCTGTACCTTGTATGTAAGAGAGGACGAAATGATGAACGGTGTTTACACTTACAGCGAAGAACTACACTCCGAAAAAGTTGCCCAACTAACCGAAGACAAAAAATCAGGAGGCGCGCTATTCGATTTTTTCGCGCAGGCCGGCTTGACCGGCTATCTACCTTCGGCAAGTTTTACGGCTCCCGACTTCGAGAAATTCTGCAACTCGATGACGAAGCAGATGGAAGCGTTCAACAACTTACTTGGCGAGATTTCAACATTAAGGTCAGGACAATCGAAAGGCGCGAAGCGTTCGGTCGCAGCTTGATGACGATATGCGACAACAACACAACAGAGGTGCAGGCGTTAATGAACTCAACCGTTATGATGTACTTGTGGAAGCTTGAATTGAAAACCCGTAAACCGAAAGAACATGGCCGTTGAAGACATAGTATTGAAGTTCTCGCTCGAATTAGAGGAGGCAAAAAAGGACATCACGAACCTTGAAAAAATGTTCAAGGCCGTGGAAGTTGCATCGGCAAAAAGCGGTGAGATTGCCGGTGAAGCCTTTGCGAAAGGAATAGGTGACGGGCTAAAGGACGTGAAGCAAGAGTTTGCCAAAGTTGGGGCCGAATCAAAGCAAGTGTTTGCAACGCAAAGCATAGATGCAGCCGTTCAATCAATGGGGGCCTACGTTCAAAGCATAGATGAACTAATCACACGTTACGGAACAGCAAGGGGTGCGCAGAAAGCCATGATAACGGCTTTGGATGAACTCAAAGCAAAGGGGCAACAGAATAGTGAAGCTTTTAAGCAACTCACAAAGCAGGCGGCTACACTTGCCGATCAGATGGGCGACACGCGAAACGCTATAAAGAAAATGAGTAGCGACACCCGCGTTTTCGATACAATGATGCAAGGCGCGCGGGGGGCGGCAGCGGCATTCTCGGTGTTTGAAGGTGCGGCAGCAGCTTTAGGTGAAGAAAACAAAGACCTGCAAAAATCACTTTTGAAAGTACAGGGCGCGATGGCCGCTTTGCAAGGCGTTCAAGAACTTGCCACACTCGCTACTGAGGAAGGCGGGATAGCAACCAAAGCATACGGCTTCGCTTTACAGGTAGTTGAAAAGATACAAACAACGTTTGCGATTAGTTCGCAAGCAGCGTGGGCTGCAGCAACAGCGGGGGTAAGTTTATTGGTAGCGGGGATTGCCTACCTCGTTACAACTATGGGTGATGCGGAGGAACAAACGCAGCTACTCACAGAGGCGCAGTTAGAGAACGACAAGACTATAACCGATCTGACACTAAAGTATGCGCAGGCAAGCGGGCAGTTATCGGACTACGAAACAAGTGTGCTAAGTTTGAAAATCAAAACCCAAGATTCGCTTGATGAAATCGAAAAGAAGCAATCTGAAACCATACAACAGCAATCGAAGTCTTTTGCTACTTTCCTAATTGGGCTTTTCAATCCAGCGGCAGCGTACAGAATGGAGTTAGAGAACTCCGCAAATGCAACGGTTAAAAATCAGGGGTTATTCAACACCCAAATGAAAGGGCTGTTGGAGGCTTACGATTTGGAAGCTAAGATATTGGGCGAACAGGAAAGCCAACGTGTTTCAAAGATTGAAGACGAGAAAACAAAGAAACTCGCAGAGGAAGCGAAGAAGCGAAACGATATTCGACTTGCTGAATTTGGAGCAGAAATGAAAGCGCAGATAGCAGCAATGAAGGCCGCTGATTCTATTGTTGCGCAGCAAGTAGCGCTCCAAAACATTCTGAACAACAGGCCAGAAGAAGATGACGCGCAGCCGCTAATTACAGACGCGCAGGTGGAAGCCACAGACAAGAACGTTGAAAGGCTGTTAGCTATTTACAAGGCCTTAGTTGATGGCAAGAAAAGTGCGGAAGAACAGGCTAAGATTGATTCCGAAAAATACTTCACCGATACATTACAGTTTGCGGAAATGTCAACGCAAGGCATGAGCACTATTGTAAACAACATCTATGCGCAAGACTTCCAAAGGTTAGAAGCGGCACGGGATAAAGATTTGCAAAACGCAGGCGAAAACGCTAAGCAAAAAGAAGCCATAGAAAAGAAGTTTGCGATTGAGCGCGCGAAGATTGAACGGCAGCAAGCAATCAGCAACAAAATCTTTGGCATCACGCAGGTGATACTTGACACTATACAGGCTATTTCAGCGGCTAACAAATTGGGCTTCCCTGCGAACATACCGGCAATGGCTTTGGCGGCAGCGCAGGGCGCTATTCAAACGGCAGCAATCGTTTCGCAGCCGATTCCCGAAATACCAAAGTTTGAGGAAGGCGGGTTTGTGGCGCGCGCTTTGAAAGGCGGACAGATAAGACCAGACGGATTTATTGAAGGCAAAAGCCACAGGCACGGAGGCGTTTTGATTGAGGCCGAAGGCAAGGAGTTCATCACCAACAAGACCGCAACTTCAAAATACTTTGATGAACTGAAAGCGGCTAATTCCTTGACTTTAGAAGAACACATCAATCGCAAGTATGTTTCACCGGCAGTTGAACGCGCACGGGCCGAAAGTAGCCTTTACGAATACGATGATGAGGGGTTAAGGGCGGACGTTAGAAACAACGTAAGGGCCACACAAAGCGCGGCTAAGTACATCGTTAAAGGTGTAGGCAAAGAACTGCGAGAAAGCAGCTACCTATTGAGCCGGTATGGTTAATTACAATCGTAGTATTGCTCAACAGCGGTAAGTGCATCACCGCAAAACTCTTCCGTTCTAAATGTTGATGTATTGCCGTTGTCGGTAACATATTCGTATGTACATTCAGCGCACTTAGAGCACGAAGAAAAGCCGATTGAGGCAATGGCAACGATGGCAATGAATATCTTTTTCATACGGCAAACGTAATAATTAGCGCGTAGTTGTTTATCGCGGGTTTATCGCGATAAACGTTTGACTATATCGGATGTGTATAGCTATATACTTTTCGCAGTTACTGCTTTACACCTTTGGAGCAAGTACAGGCGCGGGTCTTGCGGTTTTATCATTCGTTTTTTTCGGGCAAAATAGGGGATGATTTAACCGACCCCCATAACCAAATTTATGGGAGGAGGGGCCTCCGTAGCCCCTCCTTTAACATATTGGGCAGGTGTGGGATAAATTAACCGCTTGTAAACGGTTAAATCATTCCATACAAGTTGCGTGGGAAATATATCTTTACACCGTCAATCATTTTGCAATTCGCCTTGTAGGTGATAGACTTTTGAACAAGGGAGGCCACACACGCCTCCTTTTTCATTTGCCACAAAGACGTTATTTTAAAGCACCGATAAATTCATACTTTCGCCCCGCGCAAAACCAATGTAAAACTACATGGCAAACGCGCTATTTCGGTGGACACTCACCAACCTGTCAGACAACTCAACGGACGTTTTAACCAAAGACCCTATTGGTTGGGATGAAAGCACTTTCACCATAAAGCGCGATGCGTTTTACAAGGGCGTTATTCAAGACTACACAGTACAACTAAAGTTCCACTGCGAAGGCGGGGGGAAACAGTTTATTGACAACGTTTACAACACAGAGGATATAGACGGGCGTATTCAGATACTAATTGAATACAGGTGCGACCCTTTGAGCGATGAGTTTGCTACGCTGTACACCGGCATCATAAACTTAGCCAGTTACACAACAGACGGCACATATACTACATGCAACATTGAGCGCGGGGGCATTGCTACTAAGCTAAAAAGCCGCGATGAGGTAAGTGTAAATTTAGAAAGTATAGAAAGCGTTGGCGAGGAAACAATCACAGTAGTTCAGGACAACATACTTGATATGGCGGGCCAGCAGATTTACTTCCGAATGGAAAGTGAATTAACTGGGATTGAAAGCCAAGTATGGTTTGACAACATACTCGTGTCGGTAACATATAGGGGCTACGTTGTACCAAACATACTCACTATTTGGCAAGACGCAGAAACGTATGGAGGATTCCAAGAGTATAACGATTATGCCATCAACGGGCCAGCGCCAACAGAAACATTCTACCCCCCTATATTTGAGGCAGACGACTTAAATATAAAATGGCCAGCAACGTTCAATTATGAGTATGAAATAGCGGGTACATTTTACGATGAAATAGATGTTGGGGGTGTAGGTACTAATACACGAAGCTATTCGCACCAGCTTGGTATTGTAGCGGGGTTCTCAAGGTCAAATTCGGTAGACCCCGGTCAACAGTATATTGAAATATATGATGGAGATTACACCACATCTTTGCACCAATACGTTGACAATTTTTCATTAAGCGGGAGCGGCACAATTACTCTAAGATATAACGAGGCGCTATATCTTAGGTGGTGGAGGCAGGGGGCAATGAGCGTGGGGGTTTCTGGGGTGGCGGTGCCTCAACTCCTACAATGGGACTATACTACTTTCCGCTTCAAAATGGACATAGCATCAGAGTTCCTAGCTACTGAATGCAAATCGGTATTGGTTCACGAAGCGTTAACGCAAACATGCGATGCGATACTCGATACAGACGACACAGTTTACAGCGAGTTCTATGGCAGAAAAGACAGCGACAAAAGGAGTTATCCGGCTAACGGGGACGGGTCTTTTTTAGCAATCACTAACGGCCTAAACATCCGTGCGTTTCCCGATACGCCTGTTTTCTGTGTGCTAAAAGAATTGTTTGAATCGTTAACTGCTTTACACAATGTAGGGTTAGGCATTGAAGCAGATCCGGCAGACGCTACACGTGACATTGTAAGGGTTGAGCCGTTAGGATATTTCTACGATGGTGGAACGACAATACTTACACTGCCAAACGTAGATTTAGTCAACACAAGAAACGACAATACGCGGTACTTCAATAGTGTTGATATTGGTTACAGCATGTGGGAAACGGAATACAGAGGCGGGTTAGATGAGCCAAACACTAACAGGGAGTATTCTACTGTTGTTTCATCCGTAAAGACAATGTATAAACGTATAAGCAAGTACATTGCAAGCAGCTACTCCATTGAGTTTACGCGAAGAAGGGGCTATGATAGATTCCCGACTTCGGACTACCGAACAGACAATGACAACTTCTTTATCGCTGTAAATAGAAGCGTTGACGGAAGTGATATACCTGATGCGCTAAACCTGCCGGAACTTAGGCCCGATGCGTTTAGTTCGGCAACTGGGATGCTCCCAGATATTGATATAGACAAGGTGTTAAACCTTCGCCTTACGCCAGCAAGAATGTTATTGGCGCATATCGAAGTAATCACCAGCGGGCTTCAAATCATTCAAGACTTCATAAAGTTTATTCGAGGGGATGGCAACACAGCCGTTGAAACGAATATGATTGAAACCACAACACAGGAAAGCTATTCAGGGGCTACGCTTGCTGAATCTCAATCCTTCGCGTGGAATGATGCCAACGTTAATAATATAGCCCCCCTAACCTCCACCGAAATCTATTCATTCAAGTACCCATTAACCTACGCTCAATTTGTTTTGGTGCGGGCTAATCCCTACGGGCTAATTGCGTTCACAGACTACACTGGAACAACTAAATCGGGCTTCATTTTGAACATGGAGTTTGAACTCAAAACAGGCATCACATCATTTGAACTAATCAAAGCATAAAATGGCAATCACATTTCTTAGGAACCAAGCAATCAACTTTCCGACCGGATTAGAATGCGGGCCGGATTATTGCCAGCCGCTTAATTGGGGCGATGAACTCATGGCGCAGGGTACTATTTCACCAATAGATTCAAACAGCATTTGCCCCGATAGTTCTTTCGATGACGATTCACAGTGGACGAATGGAACTTCGTGGACGTTTGGCAGTTCAAAGGCAACATACGCATACACCAGCGGTTCATCATTGCTTGCAAGCAATACAATGGGCCTTGTGACAGGTAGAATGTACAAGTTCAAAGGCAAAGCGGTTGTTACTTCGGCAGTAGGCGTAGCAGCGGGAGCCGGTTACATCATAACCATAAACGGGCAAGAGGTTCCGCTGCAAGACGTTGACCCCGGTGATGGATGCAAGACGAGCCTAGAAATCGAATGGTACTTCATTGCCGGAGCGATAACAACAGATGATGTTCGCGTTGATATAGTAGGCGCAAC